CGCGTATTTGCGGTTATTATTTATATTGGATCATTACTCAAAGGTCAGCTATATGAATAGTATCTCTGTCGAAGGAGCAATGCTATAATGATTATGGGCGTATGAAGTAATGATATATAGTGGGCATAAGTGCATATTTACCGGATCTTTTTGGTCTTGTTTTTATGTAGCAATTCCCTCAAGCTAGGTGGTAAGATAATTGCAGTAACTGCTGTGTTCCCACTATTAGCCATGAGTTGACCTCCTCAAGGTATGCCTTCTATCAAAGAACCACTCAGTGGTAAATGAGGGATCAAATCGATATGAGTACTTTAAATTGTGCCTTGTCTTCTGTTCAAAATGATAATATGGGTTTTCCCATCGTTGAAGAAATTGGTCAGGAAATTGGACGTCATCGTGATGAAACATTTTTCGAACGTCAATTTCCATCACTTGTTGAAACAACACATTCTGCACAAGAGGCAATAAAAATTTTGAATGGTGTTGCACCAGAATTACGAGAAACTCTTTTGGAATATCGTAAATCAGCTGGAGCTATATCAGAAGCTGCTGGTCATTTTTCGTCTATGATAGAAAATATTAAGAAAACATTAGAAATAATACCTGTAGCTAAACCTTTTTTGGAAAAAATTTTGGATGCTATTACGATAGCTTATGATATTATTATGGCTTGTTTAAATAAAATATTTTATACTGTACCTACATTAATTGTGCGTTTATTTCAATTATTTGGTGTTGATGCTATGTTAATAAATCAATTTGTTAAGAATGTCGTGCATGTCTCGGTTTCGAATGAAACTGTACAGGGACCAGAAGCAGCACGAGCACAAGGGTTAGCAATTTTTGATATATTAACTGAAGGAATTGGTACATTGATAATGGGTAAACCACCAGATATGGCACAGATGAAATATGTAAATGAAGCGTTGAGATATAAACAAGGTATAGCTCGTGAAGTTAAAAATTTAGGTGAATTAGCCATGGTTTTTCTTCATTCTGTTCCAGAACAAGTTCAGATTTGGTTATCTTATGTTATTCCAACTAAATGGTGGTTGGATATTTTTGCACCTGGAACAAAATTTTATACATGGATTGATGAAGTAAATTCTTTGGATTCACATGATTATACTGTTCGTGCGGCTTTTGATCATAAGATACAACAGCAAGTTTTGAATTTATATAAAACTGGACAAGAATTGTTAAAAGAATGTACTTCACGAGGAACGAAAGTTGCCCAAATTTATAAGTTATTGGAATCTTCGTTTAAGAAAATTGATGCTTTATATAAAATTGTTGATATGTCTGCAATCAATCGTGGTGGAAGACGAGTACCTTTTGTTGTCTATTTGTATGGAGAATCAGGTCAGGGAAAGTCGTTTTTAATGACAGTTTTACCAGCTATTCTAGCAGGTTGTCCTCCAGATACTCCAAATTTAGCTTGGTCACGTAACCCTGCTGTTCAACATTGGGATGGATATACTGGTCAGTTTGCAGTTAAATATGACGATTTTGGGGCTTTGATTGGTAGTACTAATGGACCCGGAGATATTGGCGAATTAATGACTATTGTTTCGAATGAACAAATGCGTTTACCTATGGCTTCTTTAGAAGATAAAGGGGAAGTTTTTCGATCACAGGTTGTTATTTGTTCATCAAATATGGCTTATTTGAATGCTAATGAATTACGTGATCCACAGGCCTTATATCGTC